CCTTTCCAGTTAAAGCAGTAAGAGTGCCTGGACATACCATAGTAGTAGATCCCTTTGACCCATCCTCTTTACTTCCAGTCTCTTGCATCCTAATATAATGACGACCTGCATCAGGTCCATTAGATATCTTGCAAGCATCTATTTCATTAGAAAAAGTATTAACTTTACCAAAAGATATAGTTCCATGCTCAGTTCCTGCTTGGTAAGGATGATTATTTTGTTTTTGTGCCATTAGAATTTACCTACACAATCTACAACTGAAATAAATGCACCAGCAGAGACTGTCTCAGGTGCTATGTCTTCTCCAACTCTATTTACCTTAAATACAGGCATTAACTTAGCATTATAACCTGTATCACTCTGAATATAAAGATCTGGATCTTCATTGAATCCTATACCACCATTAATGACATCCACTCCAGTAACAGAACCCAAATCATCTATTTTAATTTTAAGTTCTGCACCATTACCTACTACAACCTTATCATTTGGACCATATCCAAATCCAGGATCAACAATATTAATATCTTCTATCTCAAGAACCACAGGATAATCTCCTGTTCCTGATGATGGGAAAGGAGAATTCTCTTTATCCGTAGGTAAAGGAGGAGTAGTAATAGTTTCGGATTTAGTAGAAATTATAGGAGATTTGCCTGGAGGAGTCCATTCATCACCTTCATTCAAATTAACAATTTTACCTGGCTTATAAGGAATATCATATGTTCCATCAACTCTCTTTACTGTAGTCTCATCTTTCTCTGCCCAAGTTCTACCATCTCCACCTTGACTTCCATCTGGTGCTGGAAGATAATCAATTCCAGTATCATCCATTATGATTTGAGTTATTCCCATAGTGGTTTCTCCACTATCAACAAACAATGTAGCACCTATAGTAGATCCAGTTCCACCAAATGCTTGGTCAATGGTTACTGTAGTTCCAACAACAGCAGTTACAACACCACCAGTTGCAAGTGTTACAGACCCTCCATCAAGAAGTTTAATAGGTGTACCAACAAAAATATTATCTCTACCACTCACATTAGTCATCTGATTACTACCTGCAATCAGATCAGCAGTGAATGTACTACCTCTAGTGGTTCCTACAGAGAATGTAGCACCAATTACAGTTTGAGTAAAAGGAGAATCAATTGTTAATGTATTAGGTCCATTTACATTAACAGATGTCACTGTACCACCTCCAATATCAGATATAATAGGTGTTCCAATAAGAACATTACGTGTAACATTAGTCAGCTCATTACTACCTGCAGTCACATCAGCAGTAAATGTATCTGGTATTACTGGAACTGGTCCTAGAACAGCTCTACCTCTAGCACCTTTACCTTTATTACATGGATCACTGAACTTAAGTCTAGGTGGTCCAATATAATTTCCACCAGGAGTAATAATATCTACACCCATCACAGTAGTAAGAGCACTTACAATAACATTTCCTTTAGCTCCACTACCACCTCCACCTATAAATTCAACAATAGGTGGTCCACAATTAACTGGTCCTGTATTACAACCAGGTTTCAAAGCATCAGAAAAGTCAGCATTCTTAGCAATATTAGAAAGAGTTTCACCTATGTTAGTAACACCTTCAACTGCATTCTGAACTAATCCAGCAGCCTCTTTAGCTTTATTAACTATAGAAAATAGATCTAAAGTTACTGGTGGTTCTGCTCCACCTATAGGGTTCCACTCTTTAACTTCAGAACATCTTGGATCTTCTTCACAAGAGAGGAATGAAAGAGCATCAACAGCAAATCCCATTACATCATCAATAGCAGATGTTGCAGCACCCATACCAGAAAGTAAAGATTTAATCGGATCCATTACAGAACTGATTGCTGAATCTATAAGACCACTAACCTTACCTAACAATGACCCTATGAAATTTTCAGTTGCACATGGAGGTGTAGTAATAAACTTATCCATGATCTGATCTAAGAATCCTCCTACCATTCCAGTAAGATTCTTCATTATATTTTTAAAGAGACATGCCAATTCATCATTAGCTTCCTCCACTTTTACTTTGAGTTCAGGCAACTCAGTAGGAAAAATATCATTATAAGATTCACTAAAAGCATCATTAACTTTCTTTAAAGCATTCTTCTGAATCTCAGCAGTTATTCTCTTGACATCTCCAGCAATAGCCTTAGTAGCATTATCTTTTACCTTAGCGATTGCTTCTTCTATATTATCAACCTTAGTAGATACCTTTGTCTCCCAATCAGTAGCTGTCTTTTTTATTCTTTGAATCTCAGAAATCATACTCTTCATCTCTCTCTGTATTCCTACAAGAGGAGCTGGTTCACACTTACTAATAGTAGGTATTATTCTAGGTCTACTTTCATTATCAGCAGCTTCTTTACTTGCTCCATCTTTTCTACCTACTAAAGAAGCAGGAGACTCCATCACTTCTTTATTGTTAGTCCTACCAGTAAAATAAGTATTAGTAATATCAACTTGACTGGATGCTGCTTTTCCCTCTTCTTGAGTAGTACCTAAAGCATCTCTAGGAACAATATCTTTTACAGTATATCCACTAAAAGGAGCAAACCCACCATTTTCAGGAACATCTTTCAGAATTGCTGTGTATTGGTTGTAACCAATCACACCCATGATTACTGGTTGTTGAGCATCCTCACCATCTAGAAAGAAACCATAAACAAAATTACCTTGCCTTAATTGAGGAGTTTGTCGAGCTCCACCAGATGTTCCAGCAGTAACTGGAAGCATAACAGATGCCCAAGGAAGATCATCATCAGTAAGATCATCAGGTGAGGCAGTATGATACCCCATGATTCTAACTTTATATCTAAAGTCAAATCCTTTTTGACCATCAGTAGTATCAGTAGGAGTTTCTGGTAGATTGCCAGCCCATTTTGTTTGGTCTACAACCTGACCAATCCACCATATAAATCCATCCTTCCCAACGAAATGAGTTTTTATTAATCCTTGTTCAAGCATTAGTCGTCATATACTCTACACTCTAATGAGTCTGGATGATTATCACAATACACTTCTAAGTGTTGATCCTCATGTCTGGTATGCCAATCATTAATCTTCGCATCATTCTTATCTACTTCATCCTCAGAATGTGCATGGAAAGCATCATTATGCATCTCCAAATCTGCTTCAGTATATTCAATCATACCATGATTAATGTGCTCTTTATGATCCTTAGGATCAATATACACTTCATGATCTAAATTGTGGTCAGGAGTTTTAGTAGTCATAGTTTCAATTTGATTTAAAAGGTTTTCTTCCAAAAGTATCTCTCACAAGAGTTAAACTAGTATAAGTTTCTCTTGGAGTGATATTATGACATAGACTTGATATCATATATAGTCCCCCACTCTTCTTATTAACCTTTGCGTTAGGTCCAGAAGATAATTCAGGAAACTCACAATAAATCAAGTCACCAGCACGAAGTTTAAAGTTTCCTGCTATCATAATATTTATTTTAATTGAGAACAATTGATTATATCTCATCAAAGATTGTACCATAATATCAGCAGCATCGAAAGTAGCAGAGTCTGGTTGATTCTTCCACTCTTCTAATTGAGCATCAATATCTTTACCTGAAGGAAGTGTTCCCACATCTAAAATTTTATTCATTAACCTAGAAATAGGTTGTCTAAATTCATCAGCAACAGAATCTATCTCATCATTACCTAATGTATTAATCTTACCTTTACTTCCTCCTTCATTACTCTTAGCAGGTTGCGAAGAATCAACACTAAAATTTCTTACCTGATAATTCATAGCATAGAAATCAAAAAACAAAGTTCTATTAGCATAAGTTCCAGTTAATAAATTATTTTGAAGATCAATATCTCTATCAATGTTATAAGATAAAATCTTACCATCATATCCTGGTGGATTATCATTTGTATTACTATAAAGATAATTACCTTTAGACTCTTGCTGAAGTAAAAGATCAATGGATCTAAAATTAAATCCATCATATGTTTCATAAAAAAGATAACCTGCTGTCCCTCCCTTCAAATCTCCTATATCTGGAGCAGCCTTAGATGCTAACCAAGTACAAACATAAAAAGGTTTCCTATCATTACCTATAAAATTATAACTATTAGAATCATCAACAGTAACTGTCTTCTTAGTTTTTATACCAACACTTCCTGATGTAGCTTCCTCTAGTATCTTTTTTACATTCTCTGATATCTTACCATCATATCTTTTTACTACTCTACATTGTTCATTAGCAAATAATTCTCTTGAAGTAAAATCTAAACCATATACATCTTTTTGAGTTCCTGGACTGGCATTCCTTACTCTATTCACATATAACTTACTATCATTTTTAAATGATAACTTATTACCATCATGATCTTCAATCACAATAGTAGTTGGTTCTCCTCCGCGTATAGGAAGGCCATCTAACATTCCTCTATTACCAAGTTTCTCATCATCACTCTTTCCAGTCTCAGTTATGATAGCATTTAAAGATATAGTATTAGATAACACATCCTCATAGTACTTTATGTCCATTACAACTCCAGAAGCATCTATGTAATTGCCACCATCTTTCGCCTGATAGATTACAAACTCCTTTATATTACCTGTATTTGTAGATGCTTTAGTTGACATTCTTATACCTTATAAAGAGCTGCATTAAAATCTTTCTCATACTGACTATTTACTATAGTTTCTTTGCTCAATCCCAAAGGAATAAATTTAACTTTACCTGCTTGAGATGCTGGAGCTGCTGCTGTCTGTCCACCATCTATAATCACAGTCTCATCTACTCCTTCTTCCTCATAAGATGCTTTCTTATCAATATCCTTAGATATATCTTCTTTTTTATTATCACCTAACTGAGCTTGCTTCTCTTGTATGCTATCCATCCTTTCTCCTTCTCCTTTACCACTGAAAGGATTTCTTACTAACATTCTACCATCACCCATTATAGGATCTGGTTTTGATCCTAAAGGAGTCTGAGCTAATCCTGCTGCTATGACATCAGCAGCTTTCTCTCCCACAAAACTACCAGCCATACCTGTAATAAAACCAGGCACTCCACCAAAGGGAGCACCTATAGCAAAACCAGCAGTATATCCTATCAATGCACCTGCTGCTCTTAGAACAGCATTGATAGGTGACTCTCCAAATGCAGCATAATCAATCACACCCATCAAGGCAGCAAGAACTGCATCAAGTCCAGCAATCTTTAACTTAGCTCCTTTCTTAAGAATTTTTGTAGTCTTTACAACATTTTTATTCTTACCTACTTGTTTAAGAAGTTGTCCAATTTTTTTGGGATTTTTCTTCAACTCCATTACTTGTTTAATTATCTTATTATTCTTCACCATCTTATCCATCTTACCACTAAGCATTCCCTTCACCTTTTCCACCAATTTCATTGGGTTCTTCACCAACTCAAGAATATCACCCAACTGCTTCCTCCATTTCTTAGCCTGTTCTAAACCACCTTTTACTACATCATCAGTCCACTTCATCGCATTCTTAGCCATATTATCAGCCCACTTGCTTATTCCCTTCCATGCCTTACCACCCAACTCCACTGCTCCTTTCCATTTTCTAGCACCCCAATTCTTAATACCTCCAAGCATATTAGCTGCACCCTTACCCACTTTACTTTTTTGAAGTGACTTAAGACCTCCTTGCAAAGTCTTACCAGGATTTTTAATTAAATTAGTAGCAAATTTACCAGCTTGAGTCTTCTGGAGTGTCTTCAAACCTCCTTGCAAAGTCTTACCAGGATTTTTAATTAAATTAGTAGCAAATTTACCAGCTTGAGTTTTCTGAAGTGTCTTCAGACCACCCTGTAAAGTCTTACCAGGTCTCTTAATTAAATTAGTAGCAAATTTACCAGCTTGAGTTTTCTGAAGTGTCTTCAGACCACCCTGTAAAGTCTTACCAGCTTGAGTTTTCTGGAGTGTCTTAAGACCTCTTTGAAGAGTCTTACCAGGTCTCTTAATTAAATTAGTAGCAAATTTACCAGCTTGAGTTTTCTGGAGTGTCTTAAGACCTCTTTGAAGAGTCTTACCAGGTCTCTTAATTAAATTAGTAGCAAATTTACCAGCTTGAGTTTTCTGGAGTGTCTTAAGACCTCTTTGAAGAGTCTTACCAGGACTCTTAATAAAACTACTAACACCCTTACCAATCTTACTCTTCTGTAGTGTCTTCAGACCACTCTTCAAACTCTTTCCAGGATTCCTAATGAAATTTTGAGCAGCTCTTGCACCTTTGTTTAAAGTTTGTAATGGTTTCTTAACTAAACTCTTTACACCTTTCTCTATACCTTTACCAAGTTTAGTTTTCCTTAAAGCTTGAAAACCCCTACCTACAGCTTTACCTGCAGACTTACCTATATTTTTAATACCCTTCCAAGAATTTTTAACTACATCAATCGCATTTTTTATCCACCCAACCAACACACCACGAACTTTACCAAGAAAGTTACCAATAGCTGATCCAACTTTAGTTATCCCCTTTCCTGCAGTAGAAATACCCTTTCCTATATTTCCTTTTAATCCAAGTATAAATTTTACTGCAGCATCTTTAGCCATTGTATAGGCTTTGAATCCAAATAAGAAAGCTACTACAACATCACGTGCTCCACCAGCCAAAGCATTGACAAACATGCCAAGAAGAGTTGCTTTTAAAAATCTTAATATTTTACTTAAGAAATTTCCTGCAGCATCTTTAGCAGGTTTCATTATCTTTTTACCTATTCCCAATCCAGGTTTCTTAGTTTCTAATTGTTCTTCTCTTTCTTCTTTCCTAAACTTAGCATTTAATAATCTTTGCTTCTCTAATCTTTTTTGTGCATCTTTAGAGTTATCATTTAAAGATTCTTTAATAGACTCTACACTCTCCTTAACCCCAATGACAGATTCCATAAAAGGAGTCAACCCCAACTCCTTAGAATCATTACCCACAACTAATGACCCACCTTCATCTACTTTACTAGAAGGAACTAAACCACCTGCAGGACTAGAAACTATAGAACTCGAAGGTCTAACTACTAAAGGTCCTCCAGAAGAACCACCATCTCCACCACCAAGCATCTTATTTGCTATATCTTTTCCTTTTAATTTCTTTTTATTAAATTTAGATTTAATCTTATCCTTTGCTTTATCAATAACAAAATCTTTTGCTTTTGCTTTAAGAGCTTCCTTACTAAGATTTGCCGCCAGCTTCTTTCCACCTTGCATTGCTGCTTTGCTTCCTGCTGTTTTTAATAGTGCTGCAAATGCTGCCATATCTTAACCTACCATATTATAAAGTGATTTAATCACAGGCATGGTAACATTATTAGGATCTGTGGATGGAAAATTAACAGAACCCTCATCAGAACCTCCACCCCCAGACATCATAGGAGAAGATTTAGCTCCTCCAACCTTCATATAAGTTACCTTTCCTTTTTTTCTAGCAGGAGGATCAATACCAGGAACTATTCCACCACCAGCAAACTTCATCATCTTAGGAACATTAGTTCCACCACCTGCTTTATTCATTGCCATTAATTTATCAGCACCAATCATATTAACAGCACCTTTACTCATCACAAACTCACCTGGAGTTAGCATTGCTGGAACTGTATCTCCATTACCAGAACCAGGAACTTTTCCTCCCTTATTATACCCTACTATATTTCCAGGAGCAGTGTTAATAACATTGTGTCCTGTACCAAGAACGAATGGATTATTATAAGGAACTACACCACCACCAGCCATTTTCTGGACAGGCTGAACTCCACTATTCTTAAATTGAGCAGTACTTTGATTAATTTCATTAGCAGCCACATCCAATCTATGTGATTCTGTACCTGGAATCATTCGATTTATACTAAACTGCAACTCATCAGCTTGCTGATTTGCTATGTCTCCAAATTGTTTGGGAGTCAGATTATCATACCCATACTGCTTCCCTTCCTCTTTCAATCTCTGTGCATACTTAGGATCTTTCATCAACTCTCCCGCTATTCTTGCTGTTTCAGCTGCTTTTCTACCCAAATCAATATTCTGACCATCCTCAGTCATCTTCATTCCAAATGGTAATTTTGCATTATTTTCTTCATTAAGTTCCTGTTGACTTTGAATTCTAAATCCACCAGCACCATCAGGAACTGAACCTGCTACAGTATTAGTGATTCCATACATCTCCTTCATCTGATCCATAGCAAAATTCACTAAGGGATCTAATTCTCTTCCTGGCGCAGCATTAGCAAAGTCAGTTGAGACTTGCTGTGCTTGTGCTACTTTTTCCCGAAGAAATCCCTCTTGATCGTCAGGTAGCTGTGCTTGTGCTATTTTTTCCTCAACAAATCCTGGTCCACCACCACCTTCATATCCAGGAACTATTCCACCACCACTAAATTTTCTAATTGCACCATCTGCAAGAACTGCATCTCTAGTTTCTCCATCAACTGTTATCTTTCCATCCATATAACTATAACCCTTTACCTTCCCATCAGGTCCTATTAAATTATTATCTTGAATAAATTTTTGATTTGCTGCTGCTTTCTTTGCACTTGTCGCCTTTGCTGCATCACTAGCATTAAGAATAGGATAAAGAGTTTCTTCTGGCATACCCACAAGTCTTCCTTTATCATCAGGATATTGAACAACATCCATGAAATTAATATTCTCATATCCAGGAACCTGACGAAGAGATTCTACAAGTTGGGTCTGATGTTCCTGCAAATCAGGCATCCCAATAGCACCACCAATATCGGTGAAAGTACTTGTATCTTCTATTACCTCACCACCTTTTGTTTTAAAAGTAGATTTAAATTCTTGCTTATTATAAACAAATTGATCTGGCATTATCTCACCCATTCCATAACCCATAACCATTCCACCACCTTCATATCCAGGAACTAGTCCACCACCAGCCATTGCTACTGATGTTCCATCTTTACCATCCTTACCAGAAGCACCTTGAGGACCAGGAACCAATCCTCCACCAGACATTCCCACTGCTCCTGTATCTCCTTCATTCTTTGCTCCTTGAGCAGTCTTAGACAAAGGTATCATTGGAACCTGAGGAGGACCAGGTATCAATGGTATCTTAGGAGGATCAATCTTTGGCAATAATAATAAACTACTCACACTATTAATACCATCTATAATACCTTTAACTCCAGCATTAACTCCCTCAAGAACAAAATTAATAGGAGCTCCTGTAATATCCCACAACCCTTTCATTACAGAATTAAACATTCCAATAAAAATATTAAAAAATTTTCTAATTGGATCTAAAAGACGAGAAGGATCTTTAAGAATAGCTACTATATTCTTAACTACTGACCCCAAAAATGTCACAGTAACAAATCTTATTATCTTACTAAAGATATTTCCAGCAGGTTTAGTCACAGCATCTAACATCTTATCTTTCAATCCACCACCTGGTTTCTTATCTTTATCTGCTTCTAATTTTTCTTCTCTCTTCTTCTTCTTAGCTGCAAGAATTCCCTGTCTCATCTCCTCATACTGATCATCAGCAGACTTATTCTGATCATTCAATAGACCTTGAATTTGTTTTAAATCATCTCTAACATCATCTAAATTATCTTTAACATCTCCATTCAAAAAAGTAACAATCTTATCCTTATTATCATCCCCCATCTTAGCTGAAGTATCTGGTTCAAGACCTTTAGAACCCATTCCAGTTTTAGGAATAAATTGAGATGCTTTAAACCTTTTCTTTCTTTCTTCAGAACTTAAAGGTTCTCCAGTTTTTGGATCAGTTCCAGTAGTAGTTTCTGTAAACTCATCAGTTTTTTTATGCTCTTCTCCTTCTACAGTCTCTTGTTTATTCCTAGCCTGTCTTTTTAATCTTTCTTCTACAGTTTCTTGAGAAGTTCCTCTCTTAAATTTATCAGCATCTATCTTTGGTTTACTTATTCTCTTACCAGTAACTCTTGTCTTCTTAGCCTTTGGTTTTACTTTTGGTTTTGCTTTTGGTTTTGGTTTAGCCTTTGGTTTTGTTTTTGTTTTTGAACCACCTACTTCTTCTTCCTTTTTCCCATGTATATCATTTAATATCTCATCTATACCTTCCTTTGCTTGTTCCTCTGCTGCCTGTTGTAATTCTAACTCACTAACTCTTCCTTCAAGTCCAAGAACTCGCACCAAAGTTTTCCTTTGCATAACAAAGGACTTACTTAATGTCTTATGCAACTGCGAAAATTCGTCAGGGTTATAGTGACTGGGCATTAGATTGTTGTTGTTGCTTGAGTTTTTCATCCTCAAGATGTTGTTTCAACATACCAATGTAGATATCCCTCTCCCAAGGGATTAAGTTTTCAACTTCTGTTAATGAATATTTATGGTACTGCAGTAGAGAGAAATTAATTTTATAATAACTCTCTAGATCCATATGTACCATCCCTAAGCGAAAAAAGACGATAACCCTTCCAATACTACAGTGCTTTCAACCTTAGTTTTAGGATTAGTAAAGGTCACACTATGAGATAGTTTAGGCATTGTCTCAAAAAACTTTTCAATCTCCTTGAACTGCATACTATTCATCTGTTCAAGAAATTCTTTCACTTCTTTCTTAGTACAATCAGCAGCAGTCCACACTTCTTCCTCATTATAAATTTTATTAATACATGATGCAATCAAATCAAATGATTGATCCATACTAGCATCATCAGCAAAATCAAAATTACTTTTAATAAATTGATCTAATGAAGGATACTTCATCTCCATCATTAAAGTATCATCTAATTTAATACTCTTATTATGTTCCTTATCCTTTTGAATTTTTATATCATCTATATTAATATTCACTGGAACTTGTGTTACCTGATCATCAGGAGCAATAAGATTAACTTCAATGTCTTCCCCTACAGATTTGCCTCTGATATTGAGAAATAGATATTCAATATCAAAAGTAGGAAGGTTCTCTACCTTTACTCCTCTAGTCTGAATACAATTTTTTAATACTGTTCTAATTGCTGTAGATATATCTTTTGTATTCTCAGTCTCTAATGCTAAGACCAATAACTTTTCTTCTTTAACTAGAAAAGGTCTATATTTAATTTTCTTTCCTGTAGATGGCAACTCAAGTTCATAAGTTGGAGTAACAATGGTAGGTAATGGCATAATAATTCTTTCAGTGTTTTATTTAGCAAATTTATTTGGATTACTTATCTTCAAGAGCAGCTAAAGCAGCTTGTGCTCTTAGACCCGCTTGACTATTAGTAAAGTGTTCCTCCGATCCGTAAGATACTAGGTTTTTTTCTACAACATATCTAATAAAATTAAATGATATATTACACTTAAGAACATCACTACCTTCATATGATACAGGAATAGCAGTAAAAGCTAAAGGAAATGCTTTAACAAAAGTATAATCAAGAACAGGAGAAGTAACTAAAGAATCATCAAAATGATCCCTCTCAAATTTAGTTAAAAATATATCCTGCTTATAAGAATCAGGATAAGCCATCCTATTACTAATATAAGGAGTTTTATATGCTCCTTTATTTTGCATACCACTAATATAATCCATCCATCCTTCTATCATTTCAACAACTTTATAACCCCTATCCACATAAAAAGTTAGTCCTACTGTCTCGTCATACATCCTTCTATAAGCCATCTTCTCAGTTACACCATGATAATCATTAGTAACTTCATGAGTATTTAAAATAGATCCTGGAAGTGTTGCTTCAGAACACATTAAATTAATATTATCATAATCTGTAGCAGTAAAATCTACTAAATTATTTTTTACTGCCTGAGGAATAGACAAAGTTAATCTATATAAAGAAGTTTGTGCTACATTCAGCAACCTCGACTTTATCTTAGATACACTTAACTTTTCTGGCCTGACCGCTACCATCTATAAATATTTTAGATTATATATTATGTATAAGAGATGGCTGAAAGTATTAAGAGTAGGTACAAACCAAAGCACCCTCGAAAATATCAAGGCAATCCAAATAATATAATATGTCGTAGTAGTTGGGAACGCAAGTTCTGTAGATACTGTGACCTAACTGAAAATATTGTAGCATGGGCTTCTGAAGAGATAAGTATTCCATACCTGTCTCCTGTAGATAAAAGACCTCACAGATACTACCCAGACTTTCTAATGAAGGTGAGAGAAAGTAATGGTAGCATCAAAACATATGTGGTTGAGGTGAAACCTAAGAAGCAAACCAAACCCCCAAAGAAAAAAACCAGAGTAACTAAATCATATCTGTATGAACTTACAACCTATGCTATCAACCAAGCTAAATGGAA